GTCTTCCCACGGCGCTTCAATCCGCGCCTGATCCTGTACCATCTGGCCCCAGTAATTCGCAACCGCCTGCACAGCCACCAGAACATCCTGTCCATATTTCTCAATGGCAGGGATGAGCTGATTGCTCGGCGCAACAACCCACTGGAAACCGCTACTCAACTACCACCGCCTCGGCAATTGTTGCCGCCAGTCGGTTCGGCTGAATAAAAACAACCTTCAACACATGCCCGTCAAATGTCAGGCGGTCATCAGGTTGGATGTTCATATCAGGCTCGCCCAAAATGAAAACGGACTGCTGGGCTTCTCGCGCCGCATCGCTCTGCAAACGGAAGCCGCGTGTCCCTGCGTACTCGATCCGCATGGACTGCGCCGCCAGTGTGCTATCCGCCCGCCGAATCGCCAAAGAGACTTCATTCTCTGCGCGGATGGCTCGCATATCGTTTGCCGCTTGTGTCCAGTCAAATGTCATGTTTACCTTCTCGCCGCCAGCACGCCATACGGAGCGCCGCCGCTTTCCACAACCTGATCCCATTCATAAACTTCCATCCGATTTCCAAAGGGGTTATACAGCGCCAGGCTCGGCCCGCAAAGGAACGCCGTCCGCAATGCACCACACATGAAGGTTTGAATTGGATGCCATCATTGCCTGCTTCGTAATATCTACCCAAAAGAACGCTTCCCAAACCGAACCGTTGGAATGGAAACAGTGTTCATAGTCTTTCCTTTTTACGCGCTTATATATGCGCCGTTATAGCGGTCGCACGCCTCAACGAATTGACCGTGAAGCGTGAACGCCATTTTTGAAAGTGAATCCACGCCGCCGCCTTTATCCACACTCACCGCACCCAGCGAGTATTTTATGCCTCCGCTTGAAGCCAGCGCATTGGCGCGCTTTTCAATTGCAAACGCCCTGGCTTTGATAAGCACAATGCGCGCTTCATCATCTCCCATTGTTGAAAATGTTTCACTGTCTGATTCACCCGTCAACGCCCAGCCTGCCTTGTATTTGTAATCGCGGGTCATGCTGTAAGTAGGGGTTGGGGTAAAGGTAATTTGCTTGTTGATGATCGAATGTGCTTCGCTGAAATCTGTCGCCAGTGGAATGATCCCCGTGCTGGAGATCAACACACCATCTACACCCGTTAGACTTGCAAGAACGACCATGCTCATAAAGTCAGGGGGTAAATCATAGGTTGCGGTGCCGCTCACAATAAGTAATTGCGCCCATTTGCCAATGCCGCATCTGCGTGAAAACTCAAGCGCCGCATCCTTGATCGCTTGCTGATATTGCGCAGTTGTTGGAACGCTATTCACCGCTGGAACTTCGCTTTGCAGTATTGTTACAAGAGACGCAAGAGTTGTCATAATTCACCACTTGGAAGGATGAAGGAATATTTCATCCTTCATCCTTCATAATTCATACTTGCTTTTACGCCTGAGTCTTCACCAACGAACCCTTACCGCCAATGGGGGCAATGGTGCCGTTGTACTCTTCAACGTAATATTGTTCAGCCGCGATCAATTCACGGTTCTCGCCATACGTTGGAAATGGACCTTTCACGGTCATCGGCTGAAGAACGCGGTGCATCACCAGCTCGCGGTTTGAAACGAGGTTCCAGGTATCGCGCATTTCAGTGCTGGCGAATACGGGCAAACCCTTTACAGAGCCAGCAAAACCAGCCGCATTCAGCAGAGCGTTGGGGAAGCCGTCATTCTTGAAGCCGTCCCAATTGCTGAGATAGTCAGAGTTGGTCATGCTCATCAAAACCGAAGTGGGGGTGTAATAGCGGTTGGCTACTTTCACCTTCGCCATGCCAATGTATTTTGCAAAATCGGCATAAACCGCATCAGAGATGTCCCATGTGCCTGCAATGTTGCTGGAAACCGAAAGAGCAATGCCTACGCCTTTTTCAATCATGGCGCGGTCAATATCACGGCGGATCTGATTGATCAGGCTCACGATGGTGCGGGTAACGGCATCGTATCCAAGCTGAGAGCGAGAGAATACAATCGCTTCGCTGTTGATCTGTGCAGCCAAACGATATGCAATCGCGGTCACGGTCTGATAGGAAAGTGTCATCTTGCCGCGTTCAATTTCAGCGCCTTCACCCTTGCGGGTTGCATGATAGGTGTAATCGGCTTCCACTGCAAGGTTGGTGGAAATGGTCGCATCGCTGATCATCTTGATCTTACCGAGTTCATAATCCACAACAAAGTCGGTGCCTTCGGTATAGGTTGGAGTTCCGCTGTCATCGGTCAGAACAAATGTGCCAGGCACAATGTTCTTGTTCGCCATATCAACCCAAGAACCGTTTACCAGCGTAATAGCCTCATCGGTCACATCCACGCTGTATCCAGTTTCACCGCTAAAGGCTTCGTAGAAGATATTGGTGGGTGAACCTTCCATAATGCCAAAGTCAAATACGTTGGCAGCTACAAGGTTCGGGTATGCCTCAGCAATGACGGCGCGCATCACGCTATAAGGCAGGTTGAGATCAGAGGCAGCTTCCGCCTCAGTAAAGGCACGAGCTTCCTGAAGCAACTGGCGCTGGTTTACAAGGTCGAATTGTTTCAAGACCTTTTCAGTGAATACAGCGGCAGGGCTTTCAGCGCGTTGGTCGAGAGCGCGTTTGGCGCGGTTCTCGCTCTTGCGAACTGATTCGGTGATCTCGAAAGAAGCGCGGGCAAATTCAGGTGTGCCAGTTTCGTTCTCCAGCACATCACCCAACACCACAATGCCGCGCTTCTCATCGAAGCCCATGCCTTTGAGAGCGCCCTTGGCGGCCAGCTTGCCGTATTCCTTGCGCTTGTTCTCGGCGAATTTCTTCACCGCATCCGCAGAGGTTAAACCAGCCTCTTTGATCGATTCGGTAAAGGCTTCATTGAGTTCCTTGCCAAAAGGCAGGTCTTTGGTGGCTTCTTCAATGGCAGCCTGAACAGCAGCGGCGTTCTTGCTTTCTTCCAACTGTTGTTTGGCTTTCTCGCCATCGGCGATCAACTTCTGGGCTTCGGTCAACTGTTGTTGAAGCTCGGCCTTTGCTTTTTCCTGTTCTTGCAGTTTGTTCAAAAGTTCTTCAGACATTTCATTTTCTCCCGACGCATCAGCGTCTTCAAAGTTTTTGGATTCAGTCCATTCAGCGGAGTTTTGAAATGAGGGATTCAGAACAGGGTCAAACCCTGTGATATGCAATTCGCTCACTTCAAAGATCTTGTCGCCTTCTGGCGTTTTGCTTGTCTTGCCTTCGCCGTACCCGCGCATGGATACCCCTGGCATCACGCCGCCTTCCATCAACTTGAGAAAATCCTGTCCCTTGCTGGTTTCAAGCACGCGGCCAACGATACCGATGTGCTTACCATCAAATGAAATTTCATCCCATTTGATGACTGTCTCCAGCAGGTTCGGACGCCCAGTTGGTTTATCAGACGGATGTTCTGCTTCACCAAGTACCTGCACGATACGACCCTGACCCGCGCTTTCATTGAGATGGCTGCGCAATTCAACAACTGCCGCATCCAGCACGGGTGCGCTATATCGGCGGCCATTGCCGTTGACAATATCCGCCGTCATTGCCTCACGAAAACGAATACGGCGCGGCTTGCCCTCTTCCGCTTCCTGCAATTCGATCTGTCCCTCTAACAACTCGGTAAACTTATTTTTCTTCGCCATAGTTTTCTCCTGATAACTGATTACTGATAACTGATTACTGATAACTGATTACTGATAACTGAACGCTTGTTCACCGAACAATTGTTCACTATTCACCACAACCGCAGGCGCGCTGGCTGTCTTTGTGCTTCCGCCATCATCTGCGATCATCTGCACGCCGCCGCTCACCGTATCCACGTCATCATCATGGCGCCCCTTCGGGAACGAAGTCGCCTCGCGGATAAAGTCCAAATTCCACGGAGCGCGGACAAGTTTGATGTGTCCCTGCTTTGCGCGTAACTGCCACGGACGGGCGCGCTCAACCTTGTCACCTTGCGCATCCACACCGTAGATGTTCACACGCACCAAGGAACGATCCTTCAAAAATTCCTTGATCACCAAACGCTGAAAGGCATTGCGCTCAATGCCCCAATCCACATTCTTTTCAAGGTCTGAAAGCATTGCGCTTCGTACCATGCCGAGAAAATCATCCAGCTTGCGTTCCTTGATCCGATCCCGCAGAATGATGTCACCTGTCTTCTCATCCAATGCCACAGCAATGGACGAATTCATATCGCTGGTTTCACTTTCACCCAGCGCAAGATCGCAATACCGAAACCACTTCAACCCTTCAGGCGCTTTCTCAATGATGATGAAATCCTTGTCATCAAAGAATTCACCTTCGGCCATGCGCGGCATCTGCTGAAAGATGGCTTCAAAGTCATAATCCATCATATTGGCGCGGGTGTTCGCCAGCTTCTTTGCGTCCGAGCGTTCAGGCCAAAGCGGTTCGCCTGGCTGCCTGCCGAGCGGGTCGCCATCTTCAGCCATAGGAATGTAAATGCCGCGCAATAAATTCTCGCGGTACTCTTCCTCAGTCTTCGGATATTTGTCCGCATCCAACGCCAAAGCAGGCAGGAACACAACTTCCCATTGATCCGCTTCAGGGTCGCCGATCATTTGCATCAACAACTGCCCCGCCAAATCTTCCTGATCCCAGCGCGTGTGCATGATGATGATGGCCGCGCCTGGCGTATTCGCAACACGCGGATAAATAACAGAGCGGTACCAACTCATCACTTTTTTGCGATAGGTCTCGCTTTCCGCGTCCTCACGGCTCTTGAACGGGTCATCAATGATCACCAAATTCGCAGGGCGTCCCGTAATACCGCCGCCAACACCAGCCGCGAAAACAGATCCACGATGGTCTTTCAAATTCCACGAAACCACAGATCTGCTCTCGGGGCTGAGTTCAACGGGTTCATCCACCGCAGAGTGTGCGCCAAAGATTTTTGCATACGCATCACTGCCAACATAATTGCGCGTGTAGCGGCTGTTCTCAGTCGCAAGGTCTGCGCCGTAACTTGTCAGAATAATGCGTGTGTCAGGTAGATCACCCAGCACCCAGCTAGGGAAGAGGCGGCTCGCCTGTTCTGTCTTCCCAAACTGCGCAGGCTCACAGATCAACAAACGCCCAATGCCCTCGCGTCCATGCGTCTCAATGTATCGCTTCACCTGCTCCAGTTTTCCAGCCAGATAAATATGATGCTTCGCAGGCTTGTACCACGGCGCAATATAAACGCTGTAATCGATGAGATGACGGCGCGCCAATTCACGCCGAGCGATCTCCGCCCGAGCGTCATTGGGACTTGTCTGCATTCGCGCCTTGGACATTATTTCTTTTCTTCCTCTTCCCCTAATTCAGATGCACTTTCTGAATTGGGGGAAAGCGGCGAAGCCGAAGGGGGTAATGATTCACTCGCACGCTCTTCGAGCGTATTGTTTGCCAGAGCTGCAATCTCGCGCAGGTCATCATCGCTCAGGTCGGTCACATCCTCTTTGCTTTTGCCAAGTTTCTTGGCAAGCTCCGCCGTGATCTTCGAGGACGGCGTATAAATTTGCGCCATCTCAAACATCAGCTTGCGGTCTGCGTGACCCTTGTAATCTGGCTCCGTGGCAACTTCCACCATCGCATTCAATGCATCAGGCAGCGCATCAAAGATGATCGAGCCTTGCAGCATGGAAATCGTTTCATCAATGGTTGGGTTTTTCTTGCGCCAGGTCGCAATGGCGCGGTCTGAATTCAAGCCCAGGCATTTTGTAGCAAGTTCTTCCTGAGTGGCAGGCTGGCGGTATTTCTTTGGCTGGCTGGCCCACGCAATATAAACAGCCACGCGCCACTTCCAACCGCCTTCCAAGAGGCGTTTGTATAAGTCCATCCAGCGCGGCGCAATTTGCATATCTTTGCCAGCGTCATCCTTCACGCTGATCCGCAACGCAGAAAGAGCCGCAAGCGCGGCTTCACTCGTCATGCGTTCATCCAGCTTCGCATCCTCATCGATGCCAACCAGGTCGAACCCCAGCGGTAATTGATAGACAGGTTTTTCCAAACGTCCGTTTGCCATTACGAGTTCCTGTTCTTTTTCGTTTGGCCGCGTTGACCGCGTACCTCTGCAAGATCTTCGCGCATCAGCGCGATCTCATCCGCCATTCTGCCGATCGCCGCATTCGTCTGCTCGCGCTGCGTTGCCAAAAATTGACGGTTGACCTCAGACTGTTGACCAATAAAATTGATCATCTGTGCGCTGGTATCTTTCAAATGGCGTAAAAACAAAATAACAACCACCACCACTACGCCAGCCAGTGGGATCTGTAATAAAAGGTTGATTGTTGATTCATTCATAAGTCATCGCTGCCATTTCTCCCCCAAATATCCAGTCGGTGGTCGAGTAGGGCGGTAGCCCGTATCGAGACCAGGAGTATTTGGGGGAGATGTCCGAAGGACAGAGGGGGCCTACTTCCCAGCCCACCCGTCAAAGACACGTTTCAATAGCACGTTATAAATAAGCGTCGCAAACGAAACAGGCGGAGCCAGCGCGAGCAACATCGCATTCACCCAGCCGAAGAAAGCGGCAACAAATGTCAACGGGTCACTGAACGCGGCAAAAGCGGGGATCACAAATCCGCTCCACACCACTGAAAGGCCGAGCGCCACAACATAAAGCAGCACGGTCAACCAGTCGCGCCTGATCGTCCATTGCGGAAAGCGGTCAGCCAAAAACTTCAGGCCATACAGCACGCCCGAAGCCACCACGCCGATGATGTACATCTGCATATCGCTGATCGTGAATGCCTGTCCATCTGTGCCAGGCACAGAGGCCGCGGCGCAGCCCATCAACACGAACGGCAAAACCAAAAGCAACCAAGCCAGTTTATTTTTTTCCATCAAACATCTCCTTTATAAAAATTAAAAATGACTTCCGATCATCGAGTACCTTTTGCGGGCATTACGCTCCTGCGCATTCAGCGGCAACTTCAACGCTCGGAATAAAAAAAGCGCCGTGTGATCTTCATCACACGGCGCTTATCTCGCAAATCATCGTTCACCAGGAACGAACAGCAAAAAAACTATTCTTTTTTTCTTCCCCCAAATTGGCTCTTCCATTTGGGGGAAGTGGCCGAATGCCGATGGGGGTCCCGCTTCGGGTGGATCACCTTTCAGCGATACACCCTTGGGCGGAGTGGGGATACAGGAAACAACAACCTGCCCCTAAAATTTAACATTTGTTCTAATTTACGTCAAGATTTTAATGAGAGGAATTATCCATCTTCTTCCTCTTCACGCGCAGCCATCTTCCGCGTTTCCAATAATATTCCAGACTGCGCACCCGCCGCGCCTCACGCCTGCAAACCTCACAATACTTTCCTCGGCTGATCCAATTCCTGCGGCACTGGCAGCGTTTCATCGCACATCCTGCACTAACTGCAAGCGGATATGTTTTTTTTCCACATAGAACCGCAGCCATACACAGCCCATCGGCTTGGGGGGCGCGCCGCGTTCAACGTGCCAATTCCCGCTTCCGTCTCCATAATCGTTTTTATAAGTGGGGGTTCGTACATGGTGCCGCATATCCTGAAAGATTTCCCCGCTGTCAGAGATTCGTTCTCTCGGCATTGCCAGAAGCCAGCTCTCATGGATGTGCCCATTCACCACGATCTGCGCATCAGGCAGGAAGACCGCCTGGCGATTGCTCTGAATGGTGCCCTTTGTCACGGGTCCGCCGCCGCCCGAGCCGTGGAAATATTTCAAACGGATCGAACTCCGTACATTACCGCGCGAAAAATGAAAAACGACCCAGCCGCCATACGCGCCCTTGCAAATATTTACCATGGATTCCATGTTCGTCTGATAAACAAATCGCTCGATTAAGTCCGTATCGTTATTTTTTTGGATGGCAGTTTCATGGTTTCCCCTGGTCACCAAGGCAAAGAGGTCCGCATAAGGTTTATAAAATTTCACAGCGTCCTTCACGATCACATCCAGATAATCTTTTTTTTCATCGATCATCATCTGCAAATACTCAGGCCGCATCTCCTTATAAGATCGCCGCGGATCATACCTCCCCTGCATACAGTCAAACAGATCGCCGAAGTCCAGCACTTTCGCATTCTTGCGCCGCGCCTCCTCCAGATGCTCGATCTCCAGCTCACGGTTGCACGAATGACTGTCATGGTGCCTGTCGGAAGACAGCATAAACCACTGCTCCCATTTTTCGCCGCGCACCTCCAGCCGCACATCCAATACATTCCCGCTTCGCCTCTCGAACCGTAGAGAATCTCTATTTTTATTTGCCATTGCCACTGCTCCAATAAAAAAGCCGCCATCCCATAGCAGGGATGGCGGCTAACTCATCGATACCCCCCCCATATATAGGGGATTGCCTCTCAAATTATAGAACAGATATTCAAATATTGTCAAATGCCTTTTGCACCGAACGGTTTGCAGACGTGGAAGGATTGATGTATTCAAATTCAATGCGCGTGACTTCGGCGGAGGATGGCACACCCATTTCACGCATGAACATATCAATAAACCATTCCGCACTTCGACCCTCAAAACCCTCACGAATAACATCATCGGGCATGATCTCATAAAGCCTTTCACGGCGCACACTCACCACGCGGATTTTTGCAAGGCGTTCAATCTTTTCACCCTGCTTCAAGCCCATGCACTTTACACAGGCATTGAGTTCATCGCCTGGCTTCAACATCAGCCAACCCAAACGGCGGGTAACTGTCTTTTGTTGCTTTCGGACCTGCTCGGTTGTGAGCATAAATGAGATATTTCGAGCCATAAGATACCTTTGTTTTAGCCTGCCAACGGTAAGCCTTACCTGCGGGGGGCGGGCGTAGGCTCATGCTCGATAGCAGAAAACATATCGGGCGTGGAT